TCCGGTAGGTCCAGTTGCCCCTGTTCCCCCTGGTAGCATAGATCTTATATCTTCAACTGTGCCGCTTTTAGATTTTTCTATGAGTTTGTTTATATTTTCGTCATATCTTTTGGACATGTTTAAAACTGCTTCACTATTAAATCCTTTAGCTTCTAATATCTTAGAAATAGCTGAAATTATAGCATTATTTTCTGGAGTGTATAGTAATCCTGCTGTTCTAGCATCTAGAGGAGTTTTGCTATTAAAATAGGAAAGGATATCTAAAAATTTATCTGCTAAAGGTTCAAACTTAAACTTATCATCTGTTACTTTCTTATTGAAATCGTTTTTAATTTCTTCGAAGGCTTCAAATTTTTCTATATCTCTATACCCTATATTTTCTATTATCTCCGTGGGTTTTCCTGTTTTTAAAACCTTTACATTCTCTATCTTATTTGAGGCTGATCCTTTAGCCATTTCGAAAATTTCTTTCCCGTCGACCGCCTCACCTTTATCTATTTTACGACTTATTTCACCCCTATCTGAACCGCTGTCGTCGTAGGCTTTCTTATAAAATATAGAATTAGGATCCAGAGCAGGGTCTAATTCTTTTAGTGTTTTATCAAAAATGTCGTCATAGAATGTTTTTGCTGCTGATGAAACACTATCAGCAGCTTCCATAGCCGCAAATGTTTCTTTAGATATTGTTGATCCTGCACCAGCTCTTATAGTGCTTTGTAGCTTAGCCCTATCAAATGCTCCTCCCTCTGATTTAAAAACTGGGAATCCCGATCCTGTTGTGCCTGTTTCTCCTGCCAAAATATTTTTTTATTTATATACCTAAAAACCCAAAAAAGCTATCTTTTTGGGTTTTTAAATGAGAATGCTTCTACCATGTCTCCTTGTTCTACTCTTTTGTTTTCTCTTTCTATTTTTTCATTAAGCTTATCTATAAACAATTGATATTCATAAAAGGGCATTGATTCTAAAGCATCTATTGATAATTTGAATTCATCCCAAAGTCTAAACTTAATATCAAAGTAATTGGCTAAAGATATCTGAAATAACGAAAAGAGATCTATACCCTCCGGGAAATGATATATCAGCTGTGACCTCCCCCTCACAGCTCTCACATTTAGTATAAATTCTAGATTTTGTTGCAAAGTTTATCTTCTCCGTTACTTGATCTGCTATAGAAAATTGAACTGGAGTCCAGTCTAAGGAAGCTCGCTCATACTGATCGTATAAGGCTTCATCTAATCCTCGCCAATCAGGAATTATAAAAGTTGCAACTTTAGCAAAACTCTCGTCGAATTTTTTACCCTTTCTTCTTTTATCTGCTATGATTTTTCTACAAATAGTAGTAACCCCGACAGTTGGTATATAAAGATCTAGTGAAGATGTACCGTCTTTAGGTATGAATTTAAATGAATATGATTCTGTGCTATATCTTTTAAGAATCTCAGGATCCACGATAAAACTATCTAGTAGATTGGATCTAAGTTCTATCATATCCGGAACGTTGCATTCCGTTTTAGTGCAATTTTTTGTTACGGGTAATAATATTTTATTCTCCCCTCGTATAAAGGTAACGTCCCTAATTGACATTATAATATAAAACCTATCCTCATACCAAAGATCAAATGATTCTAAGAATCCTCCGTTCCATCTTATCTTCATACACTTAGAAAGAATAGAATTTAGTTTGTCGTCAAGATCTATCCTATCATTCTCATCAACTGTTGAAAACTGTCTTATTTCTCTAACTTCTGCTGCTTTTATAGCAATTTCAAATCCTGGGGGATATCCAAATCCTTTAGAAGGTAAATTCTCAACCGGTATATTTTTCCATTCGTTTTCCATTCCTAGTGGTGTTCTAGAAACGTTAACCTTTCCTAAATTATTGGATTGCTGAGGAGCTCCAGCACCCTGTGTAGGATTGGGTTGATTTGCTTCGTTAGCGATCCATGATGGTATTTGATAATTATTAACATCTGGATCATTATCATACTCAAATTTAGAAGCTGACTCTCTTTGTTGTAGCTGTCTTAATAGTTCATCATCTGGATTTTCTGCCATAATCTTTTCTTATATCTCATTTTACTGATCTTTCGATTTTAGTTTCTTATTTAATGACAAAAAGAAATAAAGCCCAAAGAAAACACCCGAAAGGAAGTAAAAAATTGCTACTGTATGCCAATAGGAATTTGTCCATTTCATTATTGTTGCAAAAAGGATATCGAATCCGAAGGGATTGAAGAAAGTTGCTAAAACTAAACATACTGAAGCCGTTCTTGTTCTGTTTTTCTGATTCACAATCGTCGTCCATATTATTTTAATTTAACATTTTTAGTTTTAACCAAAAACAAAAAATGGAGACTTTGTTGAGCCTCCATTTATATATTGACAAAAATAAAATTAGTTAAAAACGTCTTCGAAGTAGTCCGCTCTAAAAGATAAAGGTATTTTATAAGGAGTAGTACCGTTGGTATAATCAAGGTCTAATGCCTTGATCTGATCCACTGGGAAACAATTTACTAACTTAATTCTTCTAAATACGTCTCCCTGCTTATTAAAGATAGAGACAAGTATGTATGTTCCTCCTGCATAAGTTGATTTAATACCAGTGGCACCAGTTAATGGATTGTAAATTAAATCTGACCATTGTCTTAATGCTTTAAATACGTAGTTACTGTTGTTATCATTAAGGTTTGTTTCAAATTCAATTCTTACCTTAATACCAGTGTCATCAACTGCACCAGCAGCATATCTTCTTCTAGCAAATTTATATCTTTGCTCCGCTATACCTGGGTTTTTATCTACTGATAAACCTGAAACGGAAAGCACGTTCTCTACTAAGAGCGTTCTTCCTCCGTTACCTTGCTCTAAAGCAACCCCAGCTGGTGGCTGTATAATAACTTCAAACTGGTTAAGATATACCGGTTCGTATAATTGTACTGCTGCCTTTGATGCTGTAAAATGTGGTAATCCTGCCATTTTCTATTTTTTATATAAATATGTCGTCGAAATAATCAACTGCCCAAGTTAGGTTCAATTTGTATATTGAAGTCTGGGTATAATTTAATGCCATTTCTGGGATTGGTGTCATAGGAAAGCAATCTCTTAGATTTATCTTTCTAAAAATATCGCCCTGCTTATTGAAAACGTTAATAAGAATGTTTCCTGTGTAATCTTTTTTAAGCCCCATCGCTCCAGTAAGAGGATTGTAAATTGAATCTGACCACTGACGTAATGTTTTAAAAACATACATCGAATTGTTCTCGTTAAGGTTTATTTCAAATTCTATGTCAACATCTAAACCTGTTCTTTGTGGAGCAGCACCAGAGTAGTATCTTTTAGCGAACTTATACTGTTGAGTAATCTCCCCAGCATTTTGATCAACTTGTAGACCAGATACTCTAGTTACTTGTTCCAATAATATATTAGCAGCACCTGGGTTCCCTGCTTGCACAGGGATAGCAGTAGGTGGAGTAATAGTAACCTCAAACTGGTTGAGGAAAATAGGTTCGTACTTATTAACCGAAGCCTTAGAACTCGTATAATGTGGTAATCCCGCCATGTTTTTATTTTATATATTTACCTTAGAGAATTGTACTCAAATTCATTAGCTGAATTGTATAAATCCTCCGGAAGATATACCTCCTGTTCTAGTAACTGTCATTCTATTAATGAACTTGTGAATACCTCTTGCAGGTTCGATGATAACATCAATTATACCGATATTTTGATCGATGATTGCAGGGGTATTATTAGAAGAGTCCATGATAGTTAAGTAGTTGTAAACGCCTCCAACAGATCTTACTCCAGATAAGTAATTATCTACTAATGTTTTAATTTCAAGTCTAACGTTATCTTCGTTGAAATCAAACACATAGTTAGAAAGAATATCCTCAATTGCGCTTTCAACAGTAATTAGAAGGTCTCTAACGTGTAGGTTGTTAAACGCAGAGTTTGTTCTTTGGTAGCTTGTTTGGTTACCGTAGATAACAATACCAACACCTCTTTTTCTAATAATAGGGTTAATTCCAAATGGCTCTAAGTATTCTCTGTCTTGAATATCAAAGTCATATTCTAATCCTACTAAGTTACTAGCTGAGATAATACCTCTCTTAAGTCCTGCTACTATTGAATAAGGTTCACCTGTGATAAACTTACGAATAAAGTTATTTGAAACGTAAGCTGCTGGTGGAACATTCAAGTTCTTATTGTTCTCTCTAATGGTTAAGAAAGGAGCAAAGAATCCAGAGAATTTAGCTCCAAGATCTTCATCAGGTAAAGAGAATGTAAATGAAGGATTTAAACTTAAGTTACCTCCGTCTGCAATGTATCTAGCTTGTAAAAGTGGAGCAGGATCAGTTGCAGTAGGAGCAGAAGTAAATCTAGGATCTGTAGAATCAGCAAATTTCTTCATTGAAGGAAGGTTACAGATTGCTAAACATTTTTGTCTGTTCTTAGCAAGTCTAGTAAGTTGATATTTACAGTTTGGCTGTATACCTCCATCAAATGTGTCAATGATGTATCTGAAAGTAATTACGTCAGTATCAGCTAATGTTCTAGCAAGATTAGTGTCGGTAAGAACGTCTAATATATCGTTCATCCTTGTATCAGTACCATTAGGCATAGAAGCTGCCTTGATATCTGCTCCAGGAAGATATGTGAAATTAAATGTCTTAACAAACTCTTGGATGTTTTTAAATTTCCAAACTCTTGTTGTTACACCAGGGTAAAGTTGAATAGGTCTTTCTGTTTTAACCTGTACTGTGTAAACCCCAGGAGATGTTGCAGAAGCTACTGTTTTAACTTCTAAAACTCTCGTTAATCTTGACTGAAGATTTTCAGTTAATGGGTTATCATAGATCTGAACATCGGTAGATACAAGTAGATCTCCAACTTTTATTGCTGATGAGTTGGCAACTGCAGTAGATAGCTCGATAACATTAGGCTGTAATTGAGTTATAATATCTACATAGTCGCTTACATTACCTGCAGTAGATACGATATTAAAGCTTTCGCCTGAAGTTAGGTTAGTACCTACAGGAAGAGAACTTATGTAAGTTGTGTCCCAAGTAGAGATAACTTCAGGTGTTGTAAATGTGTCGTCGCCATACGCTCTACAAACTAGGATGTTGTATCCATCTCTGTCGACATTAACTTCAAATTTCAAATACTGTAGTAATGAACCAGAATCGTCTTTCCAATCAACGTCACCATCTCCGATGTTTCCTTTAACCCAGTCTCTGTACATTTCAGAGTTTTCATAAGCTAAGTAAGAATCAGTTCCTACCGGAATATCGGGAGAGAAGTAAACATCATCATTATCAAAATAGTCTGGATTGCCTATTTGATAAGCAGCCGCAGTACTTTTATTTGTAATATCATAAGGTTCAACATAAGTTGTAGCAGCAGTAGATCCAACTAAAGGATGTTTTAATCTTAGTCTAAGCTGTGCTCTAAGCCCAACAGGAAGAGTTGAATTTGTAATATTTTTAGCTTCTACTATTCTTAGTTTAACTAGATCTCCCTCATAAAATCCAAGATATCCTGGTGTAGGAAGGTTAGAAGTTACTTTACCTAATACCCATCTATCTGCTGGAGCAGTAGTTGAAACAGATACGAAATCATCTAAAGCTGTTACCTGATCATCATGTAACGTAGGAGATATGAACTTTGTGTCTATGTAAATAGCACCACCATCTCTTGCAGAAGGACTATAAGTATCCCAAAGTGAGGTTGGTATACCAGCATCACCTGTTGCATTGTATAGTGTATCTAGAAGTAAAGTTCCTGTTTCTGGTAATATGTCCATACCTGGGTTAGAGGGAGAAACGTTGTCTTCTAGCTCAGTACCACCTGTTGCACCGTCTATATTTTTATAGTAAGTGTAGTCTGCAAATAAATTTTGGCTATATGATAAGAAGTTAAGATTTTTTGGTACAGCAGTTATATCTGAATCATTACCTATCTCATCAACTAAGTGGTGACCAACTAAGTCAAATACTGAAGAGTTATCTACTAGATCATCCAAAGCCTCTTCATTAACTGCACAGAAGATACCTGTAGTAGCTGTCTGATTGTTAATAAGTGTTTGAATGTATCTTAAAGTACCATTTTGGTCGGTGAAGTTAGGAATAATTGTACCTGTTGTTGTTAGTACGATATTAACTCCATCCAAAGATAAGAAATTGTCTATCTGAGACTTAATAAATCCTTTAGATGTAAAATATGCGCTGTAAACAGGGTCATTAGCTAAAGCTTGATAGTCTGTCCAATTTCCACTTACTGCAATAACATCGATAAACCAATCTGAAAGATAATCGTATTGATTCATATAAGACGGAACATTATCAGCACCAAAGTATTCTCTTGCTGTAATATCAAATCCTTTTAAAGGAAATCTAGAGTCAAGAGATTTTCTAACTATAATACTAACTGGATTTTGTCCAAGATTAACTATACTAAATAACTTTCTTGAATCTGGTTGAGCTCCTGATGTGTCCTCTGTAGCTAACAAATATGTAGTATCTGGGAACCAGAATTTCTCTTTGTTATAGTACGAAGATAATAATTTATCTTGTTTAGTAAGAGGGTCTGAATATCCACCAGTAGCATTTGAACCATTTTGTTCCTCAGTATCCATAGAGAATGCTCTATATCTAGCAACATCTGCTCCTGCCGCATAGTCAGGATCACCATTCACGTCTACTGAATTATTTAATAATCTTAAATTAAGAGCAAAGATAGGTCCACTTTGTAAACACACTAGTGAAGATCTGTGGAAGAAAGATCCTTTCTTTTCCATAGCCTTGTCTATATCTCCAAATACAGACTGGAATGTTGTTATATCCGGACAATAAACTGGTGTATTAAAAGGACCGATTGTGGAATATCCCACTACCAATCTAATCGTAGATGGGTTTATAATAATATTCTCACTAGCATCAAATTCCAGAGTATAAACACCAGATGCTTTAAATTGGGATAAATCAAGTTTGACTTGTTTTGCCATTTTTAGTTTTTATTTATATTTTAAGAAGATAGCCTCTTACTTCTTTTTCTATGTATATATCATTCTTCTCTCAAGAATCAAGGAGTCCGTTTAAGAAAGTATAGTTTGATAGATCACTAGTTTTGTTTTGTGCTGCTTCGTTGTTTTCAGAAAGTCTTTCTTCTATGAGTTTTCTAAACTTTTCAGGTATTATATCATACAGATCCATGACAGTCTCTTGGAAATCTCCATTATCAAAAACACAGTTTAAATTAACTAGGGTCATGGCTTCATCATCTTTCCCTATTTGGCTCGAAAAACTCCCATTTGGATTTATACCAAAGTTAGCTAGTTCGTGTATTCCGTTCTTGTTTGATGGAATAATTTTAAATCCTCTAGCATTTATTTTTAAGTCGTAGCAAAATTTTTCCTTGTTTTTAACAGTTAGCTTAACCCCTGGTTTTAATTTAGTACTTGCTTCTGAGTGTTTAGTATAAACAAACATCTCATCAAAGAAGTCTTCACAATCCATTAGTTTGTCCATTAGCATTTCACCTTTGTGATCTAATTCAAGAACTATTCTCGCATTATCGACTCCAAGAACACCTGTTATTAGGATTTCAAGAAAAGCCTTAAACTCATCTATTTCAATGTTGTTAGATCTAAATATTCCCACCTGTAAAAGACAAAAGAAATCGCTTTCGTCTTCAAAAAATCTTTTATTTTTTATAACGTTGCTGGGCATTGGAGCAACCTTAAATATATTGGCTACCGAATAATCTCCCCCGCCTCCGCTGGCAGTGTCTATAGAGATATAAAATTTTTGTCCATCTTTTTCAAATACCGATGCTGGATCAAATTTAGGGTGCCACAGAAGACCTGAGTAATCGATCGGACTTTTTTCAAAAGGCCATAATTCGTGGAAGATAAATTGCTCTTCAGTATTTTTTAATCTTTTTAATGTGTTAGAATCTAAAAGAAGTCTAGATGATGATAAGAACTGACACCCATATTCTTGGTTAAAATCCTCTTCTGATCCTAGAGCTGCTATTTCTTTTCTCTTCCATTCTTCGTCCCTTCCTGGTACTTGCCACCATTCAACCCTAATTGGATTGAATTCGTTTTCTCCTTCTATAGCTCCTTTGTAAATTTCCCAGAATTTATTCATTCCGTTAGGAGTAGATGTAATAATAACTCTAGCTATCTGTGACGAAGAGATAGTGGGATAAACAGATTTAAAGAACTGGTTGATGAAGTTTGGGTTAATGTGAGCAAACTCATCCATGTATAACATGTGAATAGTATAACCGA